TCTTGTTTGCGCTCAAAGTGCAGGCCGACACCGAGGTGACTCGCGCCAAGGCAGTGATGGAACAACTGGAGTCGGCCCTGGACCTCAAGTACCGCACGCAGGCCCATACCCTGCGCTTGGCCGCTGGCAAGGACACGGGCGTCATTCACTTTACCGACGGGCGCGTGGAAATAACCGCGGACCTGCCCAAGAAGGTGGAGTGGGATCAGGCCAAGTTGGCCGAAATCAGCCAGCGCATTGCCGCCAGTGGAGAAAAGCCCACCCAGTACATCGAGGTCAGCTACCGGGTGTCGGAGTCCAAGTTCAATGCCTGGCCTGACACCATCAAAAATTCATTTTTACCCGCACGCACGCTTAAAACGGGCAAGGCCGGCTTTCGTCTGGCGCTCACGCAAGGAGCGTCATCATGAGCCTGCCCATCATCACCGCTGACCAGCGCTTGGCCGAGCGCCGTGGCGTCAAAGGCGTACTTATTGGTAAAAGTGGCATTGGCAAAACCTCCCAGCTGTGGACCCTCCAACCCAGCGCCACCTTGTTCTTTGACCTCGAAGCGGGCGACCTCGCTGTCGAAGGCTGGGCCGGTGACACGGTGCGCCCACGCACCTGGCAGGAGTGCCGCGACTTTGCCGTCTTCATTGGCGGGCCCAACCCGGCGCTGCGCGATGAACAGCCCTACAGCCAGGCCCACTTTGAGGCGGTGTGCCAGCGCTTTGGCGAGTCCTCGGCCATGGACAAGTACGACACCGTGTTCGTGGACTCGATCACTGTGGCCGGGCGTCTGTGCCTGCAGTGGTGCAAAGGACAGCCCCAGGCGTTTTCTGAAAAAACCGGCAAGCCTGACAGCCGGGGTGCTTACGGCTTGATGGGCCAGGAAATGATCGGCTGGCTCACGCACTTGCAGCACACCCGGCGCAAGAACGTGTGGTTCGTGGGCATCCTCAACGAAGCGCTGGACGACTTCAACCGTCGCGTGTTCTCGCTGCAGGTGGATGGCTCTAAAACCGGACTGGAGTTGCCCGGCATCGTCGATGAGGTGGTCACGCTGGCCGAGCTTAAAAGTGACGACGGCAGCAGCTACCGCGCCTTTGTCTGCCACACGCTCAACAACTGGGGCTACCCGGCCAAAGACCGCTCGGGTCGACTGGACGCCATCGAGGAGCCCAACCTAGGCCGCCTGATGCAAAAGATTGCGGGTCCGGCCAAACCCGCACCCGAGCGGCTCGACTTTGCGCGGCCTGTCAGCAGTGTGGCGGCTCTGCCAGAAGCCAAGGTCGCACCTGAGGCCAGCCCTGTGGCGCCAGCCGCCTTTGATCCCACGCCCCAAAACCCCGCGTCCCTAGACCCCACGCCCCTCAACCCCACCCAGGAGTTCTGAACATGACTTACTTCGATTTCAATTCCGCGTCCGAGCCCACCTCTTTCGATCTGATCCCCAAAGGCACGCTGGTGCGCGTGCGCATGACCATCAAACCCGGTGGCTTCGATGACGCCTCGCAAGGTTGGACTGGCGGCTACGCCACCCGCAGTAGCGGCACTGGCTCGGTGTATCTCAACTGCGAATTCGTGGTGACCGATGGTGAGTTTGCCCGCCGCAAGATGTGGTCACTCATTGGTCTGCACAGCCCCAAGGGACCGGAGTGGGCCAACATGGGCCGCACCATGGTGAAGGCCATCCTGAACTCGGCGCGTAACGTCTTGCCAGCTGACAGCAGCCAGGCGGCGCAAAACGCCCGGCGCATCAGCGGCTTTGCCGATCTCGATGGCATCGAGTTCCTGGGCAAGGTGGACTGGGACACCGACCAAAACGACCAGGACAAGGCCGTCATCAAGTCAGCGGTGACGCCCGAGCACAAGGACTACGCAGCAGTCATGGGGGCGGCGCGTACAGCAACGCCAACACCTGGATCTGCCAGTGCGGCACCCGCTGCCAACGCGTATGCCCAAGCCACAGGTCGTGCAGCCGGTCCCGGTCGTCCGAGCTGGGCGGATTAAGCCGGGGTTGCCACCATGATGCTTCGCCCCCGCCAATCCCTGCTGGTCCAACGCACCCTGGCCGCGCTCGCCCAGCATGGCAACACGCTGGCTGTCGCGCCCACCGGTGCCGGAAAAACGCTGATGTTGTCGGCGGTGGTCGGCCAGCTGTTGACCGAGCCAGGTGCCAAGGCCTGTGTCTTGGCACACCGCACCGAGCTGACCGGCCAGAACCGGGCCAAGTTCTCCCGCGTCAATCCGGGCTTGAGCACTTCGGTGTTTGATGCCCAAGAAAAGTCCTGGGCCGCTCACACCACCTTCGCCATGGTGCAAACCCTCTCCCGCTTGACCCACCTGGCGCAGATGCCCACGCTGGATTTGCTGGTCATCGATGAGGCGCACCACGCCTCCTCACCCAGCTACCGGCTGGTCATCGACCAGGTGTTGGCCCAGAACCCGAAAGCGGCCATCTTCGGCCTGACCGCCACGCCCAACCGGGGTGACGGCCAAGGCCTGCGCGAGGTGTTCTCCAACGTCGCTGACCAGATCAGTCTGGGCGAGATGATCTCAAGCGGCCACCTGGTCGCACCGCGAACCTTCGTGATTGATGTGGGCGCGCAGGAGGAACTGGGCAACGTGCGCCGCACCGCGCTTGACTTCGATATGGAGCAGGTGGCCACGATCCTTAATAAATCGCTGATCACCGAGGCCGCGATTGGGCACTGGATGCAAAAAGCACGTGAGCGCAAGACCATCGTGTTTTGCGCCACCGTGGCCCATGCGCAAAGTGTGTGCGACGCGTTTGTGGCGGCCGGTGTGCCGTCCGTGCTGGTCCACGGCAAGTTGGCGCCGCTTGAGCGTCAAACCCGGCTGCAAGCGTTTGAGACCGGCAGCGCCCAGGTGGTGGTCAACGTGGCCGTGCTCACCGAGGGCTACGACTACACGCCCACGTCATGTGTGGTGTTGCTGCGCCCGAGCTCCTACAAGTCCACCTTCATTCAGATGGTCGGGCGTGGTCTGCGCACGGTGGACCCGCAGGAGTATCCGGGCGTCATCAAGACCGATTGCGTGGTGCTCGATTTCGGCACCGCCAGTCTGATGCACGGTGCGCTCGAACTGGAGGTCAACCTTGATGGCCATGTGCAGGACGGTGATGCCCCCACCAAAGCGTGCCCAGCCTGCGACGCCACCGTGCCGTTGTCGTGCACGGAGTGCCCGCTGTGCGGTCACATCTGGGAGCCCCAACCGCAGGAGGCCAGCGCTTTGTTCGATTTCATCATGAGTGAAATCGATCTGCTCAAGCGCTCGAATTTCCGGTGGTGCGATCTGTTTGGCGGTGACGACGCCTTGATGGCCACGGGCTTTACCGCCTGGGGTGGCGTGTTCTTCTTAAACGGCCGCTGGCATGCCGTTGGCGGCGCCAAGTCGCGGCGTCCCACTTTGCTGGCGGTGGGCGAGCGCACCGTGTGCATGGCGCGCGCTGATGACTGGCTCAACGAGCACGAGTCGGCCGACGCGGCGCACAAGACCCAGCGCTGGCTCAACGAGCCACCCACAGTCAAGCAGTTGAATTTATTGCCGCCCATCTGGCGCACGGACTACGGCTTGACGCGCTACCACGCCAGCGCCATGTTGGCGTTTCAGTTCAACCGCCAAGACATTGTGCGCCTGGTCATGGCGGCCCATGACCGGCATCCCAGCAGCCGCAGCGACTTATTGGGGGCGGCTTGAAGTGCGCGGTCTGTGCCCGCCAGGCCAAAGGCTACGGCTGGTTTAACCCCCACCTTAAACGCAGCGACCCCGCGCGCTACTCAGACCACTGGGTGTTTTGTTCGCGCCGCTGCCAAAACGCCTTCTCAACACTCATGAATAAAACACAGGGCCACATGATTAATCCAAGTGATATGGAAACCACCGCCATGGGCGCGTGCCTGCAGCCGCTGGGCGAGTTCGTCGGCACGATCGGCATGGACCGCCCGCTGGCCAGTTACAGCCGCATGGAGGTGCTCAGTCTGATTGAGGTCGTGGTCACAGCGTATCAGGGCCAGATGACGGCTGAGCACGAACGCATGGCCGCGCGCGACCGCTCGTTTTTGCCAGAACGCCTGCGCTTGCAAAGGGGGCGTGTGTGATGCTGGACTTCAACGCCCGCCCCAAAATTCAGGCGCAGATCAGCCAGCTCATTGATGCCGCGCTGATACGCGAACGTGCCGGCCAGACACCGCGCGACTACCTGGGTGCCTCGCGCTTGGGCGTCTCGTGCGAGCGCGCACTGCAATACGAGTACACGCACGCACCGGTGGACGCGGGCCGAGATTTCTCTGGCCGCTTGCTGCGCATCTTTGAGGTGGGCCACACACTGGAAGACCTGGCTATCCGTTGGCTGCGCCTGGCGGGCTTTGATTTGTACACGCGCAAAGCCCAAGGCGGGCAGTTTGGCTTCTCGGTGGCCGGTGGGCGCATCCGGGGCCATGTTGACGGCATCTTGAACACTGGGCCGGCTGATCTGGGTGTGCGCTACCCGGCGCTGTGGGAGTTCAAGACCATGAACGACAAGTCCTGGCAGGGCACCGTCAAACACGGGGTGGCCAAGTCCAAGCCAGTCTATGCCGCCCAGGTCGCGGTGTACCAAGCCTACATGGAGGCCAGTATTCCGGGGATCTCGGCCAACCCCGCGCTCTTTACGGCCATCAACAAAGACACCCAGGAAATTTGGTTCGAGTTGTTGCCCTTTGATGGTGGGCTGGCACAACGCATGTCCGACCGCGCCGTGCGTGTGATCAGCGCCACCAACGC